TCCAGCGCGCTATAGGAAATGGTATCCGTACGATCCTTAAAAGGATCGGTGTGGACTTAGATTCCCTCGCCGACATTCATCGACGGAGAATAGAAGATAAAACCATTTCTACAATTGACTTATCAAACGCTAGTGATTCCGTTTCTCTTGCTTTATGCAAGTTCTTGTTCCCTTCATCCTTTTACCAAAGGTTAGAGAGAGCAAGATCACCCTTCCTGTTAGGCCCGGACCGTAACTTTCATGTTACGAAAAAGGTTAGCAGTATGGGTAACGGTTTTACTTTCGAATTGATGAGTTTAATCCTTAACGCGCTGGGGAGAATGTATGATCCCTCGTCTAGCGTTTACGGAGACGATATAATTATCAAATCCGTATACGCTCGCGAATTCATTTCAGCTATTACAGCCGTTGGATTCGTTGTCAATTCTGACAAGACTTTTATCGACTCACCATTTCGTGAGTCGTGTGGGGGTAACTATCATGACGATGATGGTTACATAGATTCCTATGACTTTTGGTATCCTAAAGATGAAGGCGATTGCATTGTTGTTCACAACAAGGCGTATGCCCTCTCCCTAGTTTATCCATCATTCAAGGATCTATATCATAAGCTCTCTCGTCTTGTCCCGCTCCGCTTCAGATCTGGTATTCAACCAGAACTTAGCAGAGCGAGAGCCTTGCTTGACAAGAAATCACTCCGTGATGACCTTCAGCTTTCCTCAGTCTTTTGGACTAAGAGGAAAGGGGTGGGACATGTCTCCAACTCCAATCTAATCCAAGAACACCTAACCATTATCAGGAATGCTTATCAAAACGATAGCATTTCCTCCTGTAAAGGCTTCGTGTTCGAAGATAAATTGGCGTCCGAGACCCGTAAAGCTCTTTCAATCCGACATCATTGGGGTAAGTACGAAATGTACCTCCAATCATGCAGGGTTTCGAAAGATACTCTTACGGATTACGGCAGGTGGAAAGAGGTTGAATTTATCGTTTGGGATAACTATTACGTTAA